GTGATTGGAACTATAAAGAAACTGCTAAGAACTTTGAAAATGTAACTAAAATTGAATTGATAGACCAAGACAAATACTATCAAACATTTGCTGATGTATTCGGAGATGTTGCAGAAGACAATAACTCAATGTTTAATGATTACGGACAAGCATTTGATAGACAATCTTTAAGAAAAGATTTTAATCCAAAATTAACCAAAAAATTTATTAAAAACTACACTATGAAAGGAGTACACTAATGAGTAAAGTAAAACAATGGGCAGCAGACGTTGCCGAAAAAGCAGTTGATGATATTATTGCAAAAGTTAAAAATAAAATTATTGACTTAAAAACTGCTAAAGACGATATCTTAAAAATAGATAATCTTGCTTTAGTTTCAATTGACGAAGATAATATTGATGAAGTATTAGAAATGGAGTTGAAAATATGAGTAATATAACAGACCAATATATCGGAAAAGACGATATCGGTAAAAACCTATACAGAAAGAAAACTTATTATACTTTATGCATAGAACAAGATTGTCTTGCTAAAAATCAAGAAGAAGCAGATACTAAATTAAGTGATTGCGGAATTGATTATAGTAAAATTACTAAAGATATAGCAGAAGAAAAAAACGGTGTTGAAACTTATATGACAGACGCTAACTATACAGATTCAGCTAAAACTGAATATGTTGCAAAAGTTGTTTATGATGACTATGACGGTTTAGAAAATGCCATAGAAAACGGTGATGTTGAGTTAGACACATATGCTTTAGAAAACGATATAGTTACAGCAGACGGTAAAGTTGTTGAGAAAGAAGAATCACCTCTTGATGACTTACACGAAGCATTAAACCCTAATAACAGTTATAAACTAGTAGAGAGTAAATAATGGATTTAGCACACGGAATATTATTAATGTTTATCGGAATGGCATTATCAGTTATTGTATTGTTTATTGCTTATTACTTCGGAAGTAAAGAGAAGAAAAAAGAAAAATTAACAAGTGTACAAAAATCATTAAACGATTTAAATAGAAGAAACGGACAAGGAGATGATACTGAATAATGAAATATAATGAAGATAAAATATTAAAAGAAGTGTTAGAGTATATTAAAACAACTTATTCTAAACACTATTCAACTACTAAAGAAGGTTTCCAAGTACAAGACATATTAAGACATTTAAAGATAGATAAAGATTTCAGTTTATCAAATGCAATAAAATACCTTATGAGATACGGTAAAAAAGACGGAAAAAACAAATTAGATTTATATAAAGCAATACACTATATTGTATTGTTGATATCAAGTGAAGAAAACGGAAACGGTGACGCAAGCGGATTGATGAAACCTAATATGGAAGAAATACAAAAAACAATACAAAAAATACATTAAATGAAAACAGTTAACGTAGATATAAAAAAGACAACTATATTGTCAGCATATAATCAAGTGAAATTATTAAGTGATTTAGATTTTCCTAATTTCCAAAAAGGAGAACCACTTTACAATTTAGTAATGGAGATTAAAAGAGATATTAAAAGAAACAAAAAAATGACTAAAAAAGAAGCAATTATAGAATTTTTACAATTCTGGCCGTTGAGTATAGTAGTGCCAGCAATGCTTATATTAATTCTATTTGCTAATGTATTTCAATGGTAAGTAATAAGATTATATACAAAAAAATGAATTTCTATTATGATGTAAATGATATGAATATATCTATTTATGGTAAAGACTGGAAACCAGTAGAGTTTTTAAGTAATGAAGACCAAAGAGAAGAAGTAAAACAACATATATTAAAAAAAGATTTAACACAAAGAATAGGAGGCGAAAAGTATATGAAACTAGTAAAACCAGAACCAGAAGATTCAATTATAGACACAATGCTACAATTGGAAAACGAAATGGCAATAGGAAAATAATATGGACGGAAACGGAATGATATTGTTAATCCTGTTTATAATTTCAATGGGATGTTTAGTTTATATGATAGTATTATCAAATGAAATGAGAACAATAATTGATAGACTATTAGGTAGAACTAAAACACTAATGAAAAAAATAGACAAGATAACAGATGAAAAAAAGCCAAGATTTTTTGAAAAAGATGAATAATCCCGCTATAGCAGACTATCAAAGCAGTTGGAAAAGCTCACCAGCACCCTTGCTAGAGCGTTGGAAATGCAGAAAAGTGAGTAAAATAGAGCATAATTTAGGGATTGACATTAGCAACGATTTATGTTAATATTAATACAATTGAGAAAGGAACATACATTATGAGTAGTGTAATATACAATAAAGAGAACATCTATAAAGAGTTTGATGTAGCAAAACAAAAAGACATTGAACTATCAGACAAGAAAACACTAGAAGAAAAAGAGAACGATATCCATACAAACAGGTTGCAGTTTTGTAAAGAACATAAAGAACTGAACGAGAAAGACCCAGGATTGTATGATGTAGATATTAAGTGGGACAGTTTAATAACTGCCTATTCTTCACCAGATCCAAGAGACCATTTTTATAAAAGTGTATTCGGCAGAACTTATGCTGAACAAATGGCTTTTGAAACTTCTGAATCAGAAGGAGATGACGGAGGAGAAGATTCGTATTATAGAAGTAGAAGAAAGAACAGAAACTACAAAAGATAATATGCCAAAACCTAAATTTAAAGAAATTTTTGACCCACAACAAACCGTTTGTGATGATTTTCACGAATGGGTGAGATTAGAAACTGAAAAAGTTTCTGATCCCATTATGGTACATATGACAATTTTGGGTCAAACATTAAAAATTATGAAGTCAGTAATGCCTAGTAAAGATTATGACGGAATAATGGAAACGGTTTATCAATCAAAAGATAGAATTGAACCGTTTAAAAAAGCGAGTATACATTAATAGAGGAGAATATTATGAAAACTTTGATGTCAATACTAGTATTAATTATGCTATCAACTTCTGCTAACGCAGGTACAATGGTTGAAGATAAAATTAATGCAGTAAATACGTGGTTAGCTAATGAGAAGCAATCTACGGTAGATTTCCAAAAAGTTAAATGGCAAGAAGGTAAAGACCAAATTGCTAGTACTATTGCGAAATTTAAAAAAATGTTTAACTGGAGTAATTAATGAGTACAGGAGATTTTGTTTGTACAAGTGCCAATGATGGTACACATTATTTCAGACCTATTACTGCTAGAGCTCAAACGTTCTGGCAGCAAAAAGGTTTTAATAATTATGTAATTGATAATAACGAAGATTATTACATTGTAAAGAGTGTTAATAGTCAGAAAATATGTGATGAGATACGCAAAAATAATATGGATTTTACTAGTTAGTATATTACTAACAAATTGTGCTAACAGGTCACATACAGGTGCCGTGTTAGGTGCAACAACAGGAACAGCAGTATGTTTAGAGTACATAGGAGATAATCCTTGGCTAATTGCTACGTGTGCTGTCGGAACTGCTTTTGCAGGTGCAGAAATTTTATACAATAGTGATAAAGATGTACATAACGCTGTATTTGTAGACCATTTAAATACAAGTGGACACGGTTCATCTTATACTAATTGGTATAATTCAGAATCAGGTAATGGAGGAATTATACACATAACAAAATCTTATATGGTTGGACCACTTAAATGTAAAGATTATGACCATACAGTAGATATAACTAACAGATGGCCGTTGATTGGTATTGGTAACGTTAATAGAAAAGTTGTATTTGGAGTTGCTTGTCAGTTGCCAGACGGAAGATGGATTGAAAAACCAGCAGGAGTGAACTAATGAAGAATCCCAATAATCAAATTATAATTACAACAATATTCATATTGTTATTAATGTGTGTATATGCAGTAAGTGGTGCTCAAGCGTGTGTTGATTGTGATTTGAATAAAAAAGAATTTGAAAAAACTGCTGAAGTAATGGAAATAGAGTGGCATAATCCAGATGGAACTGTACAACGTAGTACTAAAGTTGTAGATGGTTCTCAAAAAATATTATATGATAATGTTAAACCAGTAACTAAAAATGATACTGAACAATTTTGTTATATAAAAGTTATTATTAAACAAGAAGCAAATGGAAACATTTCAAAAGAAGAGAAATTATATTGTTCCGATGGAAGTAGTGGTGTAGGCGATACACCTTCTTATTGGGAACTTTTTGCCCAGTTTTACTACCGTGATGTTGCAACACCAGAGTATTGCAGATATTATAGTCGTAAGAAACACGCTTTTAAATCGTACGGAAAAGTGTGCTTAAATGAGTACGGAGAATGGAAGGTAAAATAATGATTAAAAATATAATCATAATTGCTCTCCTATTAGTTATTGTATATGGAGTAAGTGCTACAGAATTTTTGGGTTATGCTCAATCTAGCATTGACTTATTGCAAGAACTGTTATATAATGTACAAAGGAGTGTGAAAAACTAATGAACAAATACATTAAGATTTTATCAGTTGCTGTCTTTGGTCTATTGTTGACTAATTGTGCAGGCAGTTATAAAATCAAAAGTGAAAAAGGAAAAGTAGTTAATACTGTTCCAAAATGGTATATGGCCGATTTTTCTGAAACCAAAGCGTGTGATACGCCTAGATTTGGTGAAGGAAAAGAAAAGGAATGTATCTTTGGAGTTGGTACTAGCGTTTCACCAGACTTAAATCTCGCAATTGAGAAAGCCAAAATGATAGCGAAAGCTGAAATGGCGGACATTATCAAAGGGGAGATGAATAAAGAGTCGAAACAATTTATTACTGAAATTGGTAAATCAAACAGTAAGACAGTTGTTAGTGAAGTAGAATCTGTATTGGTCAATATTATTAAAGATACACCAGTTAGAGGATATGAAATCTTTGCTCAAGATGTAACCTTAACAAAGAACGGTTACTATAGAGCTTGGATAGGTTTGAGATTGCCATTAGGTGAATATAATAAAATGTTCAACTATACAATTGAACAAGCTACAGACGCTTATAACTTAAAGTATCACGCTAACAAGTCATTTGAAAATCTTATGAAAAAAGAGGATGACAATGATAAAGAAGTTAGCAATTAAAGATATCACAGTATATACGAAACAAAATTGTGTATACTGTGTAAAGGCAAAGGCCTTGTTAAAAGGCCTTGGTCTAACTTTTACTGAAAAAAGTTTAGAAACAGATTTTAATAGTGATCCTATAAAATTAATTGAAGACATTGGTAAAAAAGTAAGAGCAATGCCTCAAATTAAAATAGAAGGAGAACTAGTCGGTGGGTATAATCAACTTATAGAATATTTTAATAATAAAGGTGTAGTGAATTTTAAAGGTGAGATTGTCCGTGATTAAAGATAAAGATAAAAAAGGAAAGATAATTATATTTCCTGAAAACAGAATTAAAAAAAGAATTATAAAACCACAAGAATCCCCATTTACAAAACGATTAAAAGAGCAACAAACTAGAGAGTTTATTGAAGGTAGTGTAGATGAAATTGGATTTGAATTATTAAGAAAATTTAGTGATATGGGTTTAAAGACTTCAAAGGAATCATTTACTAAAGACCTTGCGTTAGTTATTGATTGTATAAGAGGTTTGATTTATAGAGATTTTGATATGGCACACGCCGCTCAATTAATGGCAAATAAAATGGTTGCAATAAAATTTAATAGAGGTGGTAAAGCAAGTGCCGCTAGGATAGACTATTCAGATTTTATGAAGAAATCAAAACGACCAAATGTATTTAATAAAGAATTTAAAGAAGAGTTAAACGATTTACAAGATGGATCAGATATGTTTGAGTCTGATATGGATTTAAATGGAGATGATGATAAAAAATAGTTTAATGATATTAATAATGCTTACTTTTATGGGTTGTGCTAAAGAAACACCTAAACTAGACGCAATGGGTAAATTTTTTGATTGTTTAGGGGATAGTAGTAAGTGTGAGAAATTAAAGAATTCCGTTGAGGAATAGTCCTATGCAGACTTTAAAAAGCAAAAATAAAGGAGGAAGAAACATTATGTTTTTTTCAAAAAGTAAGGTTGCAGTTGCAACTAAAGGCAGAAAAAGACTGTCTAAAACTCAAAAAGTATTAAACTTATTTGAGAAAGGTGAACCAGTTTCTTGGAAACATTTAAGAAACAGATATGACCTAATATCACCAAGAGCGATGGTTGACAAACTACGTTCAAAAGGTCATATGATTTATATTAATAAATCATCTTCAGGTACATCTTATAGATTGGGTACTCCTACAAAAGCTATTATAGCTGCTGGGATAACTAAACTATACGGTACTGAATACGCATACTAATTGCGTAATTGAATCGTAACCAATACGATTGATGTAGGCGACTCTCGGGTCGCCTATATTTTTATATACTATGAAAACAACAGATTTAACACCAGTAGAAATTCATAATAACATCTATTACAAAAGGGATGATTATTATGCTCCATATGGTAAAGACAATGTTAATGGAGGTAAGACAAGACAGGCAATTTGCTTGTTTAGAGAATTAAAAGATGAAATTAAAAACAAATATAATGGTGGAGTAGTTACAGGTTCATCTGTTAATAGTCCACAAGCACCTATCATAGCGGCAGTTGCTCAAGACTTTGGTTTTAAATGTGTTATAGGTGTGGGTGGTACAACACCTAAAACAATAGACACCCACCATATGATGAGATTATCAAGACACTATGGTGCTGATATTGAAAATGTTGCAGGTCACGGATATACAGTTGCAATAGATAGTGGATTAAAAAAGAAAGTAATATCTAAAAAAGGTTATATGTTAATCAAGTTTGGTAATAGTGCTGCTACGAATCCTGAATCAATATTTGATAGTGTTGCTAATCAAGTTGAAAACATACCTGACAAGTTAGATAATATAGTTATTTCAGTAGGTAGTGGTATACAGTTTGCAGGTATAGTAAAAGGTATAGAGAAGTTTAAGAAAAAGGTAAAAAGAATTATAGGGGTCACGTTTGTTGACCGTAGTAAAAAGATTGATGAGTATTTAAATCAATTTAGTAATCTTGAATTAGGGTTTAAGAACTTTCAAGATTATGAAATGTACAAAACAACTTTACCATATTCAAAATCAGTATGGGAAGATGTTGGTAATGGCTTTATTGACGATATATATGAAGGTAAAGCACATAAATGGATGAGAGAGAATATAGATACTACAAAAGAAAAGACGCTATTTTGGAGTATAGGGAGAAGATTGACAGCGGAACAAGTAGATAAGTTATATAAATAGATATATGATTAATATTAGAAATTGGAGTATAAAATGGCAGAAGAAGCAAAACAACATCCATCATTAATGAGTAGGACGTCAATGCAAGCAATGGCAGCTACGGCTGGTTCAGCAGACTTGTTATTTTCAGAAGTCCTAACTAGAGTAAATAACGCAAAAGATAAAGCTAAAAAGATAGAGGTCTTAAAAAAATATGACCATCCATCTTTGAGAAGTATATTAAAAGGATCGTTTGATCCTAGTATTGAGTGGGAATTACCAGAAGGTACACCACCATATATGGAAAATCCAGCACCGAAAGGTACTGAACATACAATACTTAAAACTGAAGCAAAACGTTTGTGGCATTTTATTAAAGGCGCAGATATTAAAACTACAAAAACTCAAAAAGAAACTTTGTTTATCCAAATGTTAGAAGGATTACATATGGACGAAGCAAGAGTATTGTTAAGTGTAAAAGATAAAACTTTACATAGAGCATATAAAGGGTTAAGCGACTCTGTAGTAAAAGAAGCGTTTGGATGGAACGAGTTGTATCAAAAAATAGAACAAAAATAGAACAACCTGTTAAAAAGGCGCATAAAATAAGGGTTTTTTGTGCTTGACTTTCCTTATGGTTTTGTGTATAATAGATACATATAAACAATAAATATTAAGGAGAGATATATATTATGAAAAAAGTGATGTTTATTATACTATTGAATTTAGTACTATGGTTTGGACTAACTAGTCTATCCAATGTTGCTAATGCAAATGATTATAATAAAGCAGTTATATCACACGTTATCAAAGAAAAACTTGACGGTAACGGTGTTGACCATACTGCTTTAATGGAACAAGAACTTAACAGGATTGTATATGCTATGATAAATGAGTTTAGTGGCGTATTACAAGAACACCTACCAAATATCCTAGATAGTCTTGCTAGTGAAATCAGACAAAAAAACGATAAAGAGTTTAAATGTGCTCTTTTAAAAGGTAGTGACTATGAGTGTAATTGAAAATATAGTTAACACATTAAATTGGATATATGTTTATGTACCAAAAGAATTAGTGATAGTAATTCTGGCGAGTTTGATAATGTTTATTTTTTTAGAAATAGGAGATAGAAAAAGAAAAAGACAATGGCTAAAAGAATACGAACAAGACAAACCAGTAAAAGGCAAAAAGTCAAAAAAAGACTAAAGATGGAATTGGCCGAAGTGAAAACTCGTAAGTACAAAACTACCTTCAAAGATATTAAGAAGTTTTTTAAACTTATTAATAAACACGTATTTGATGGTAAACTATCTCCGTTTAATGATATTAAAATTAAACAAATAAAGGATAGAGAATATCCTAGAGTATGGGGTCAAGTTGTAATTAATGACCAAGAGAGAAAAGGAACTAGAAATTTTGTATTAGAAATGATACCTAAATACAAGAATAAACAAGAATTTGTGGACACTTTAGCCCACGAAATGATACACCTGTTTCAGATGAGTAATTTAGGAGATACAGGAAATCATAATGATATGTTTTATAGCTATAGACCTAAACTAAATGCTATAGGATTAGATATATAATAGAAAGAGAAGTAAATTATGGGTGAGGTGAGAAAGACAAAGGAACTAGACCACTATTTAAAGAGAATAATCTTAAAAGTTCCAGATAAAATTCAACAATTTATAGATAATGAAAACGGTGAATTCTCTATGACTTATTATACTGGCGATTGGTCAAAAGACATATATGATAACTTTACTGAACTACAAGCAGAAAAGATATTTAAAAATATGGCACAATTCCAGAATAAGATAAGTTTTATCCAAAAGAAAAATCAACCATCAATCGGTGGTTATGAGTACAAAGTAGCGAGGTTTTAATGAAACTGAACTTAAAAAAATATTCAGGTGCTTTCAGAAAAACATATTGGTGGTTTAAAGCATCCTTACTAGTTGTTTTTATATCAGCATTAGCATATGGGTATGGAACATTTAAACCTAATCCTATTGCAGTTAAAGAAGCAACAGAAGAAGTTAGAATAGAACACGCTGAATGGGCACAAAAGTTAGGATTAAATGAACCTAGTTTTGAATATACAAACTCAAAAGAATTTATATTAGAACTTAACAAGTGTGTTGATTTTTTAAATTATCATACACCACCAGATAAAAGAGTACCTATTCAAATGGTGACAGCACAAGCAGCATTAGAGTCTGCCTGGGGTAGAAGTAGATTTGCTGTTAAAGCAAATAACTTATTTGGTATTAGAGTATTTAAAAGTACAAACAAACACTTATTACCAGAAGGTGTTGAGGAATGGCCAGGTTGGGGAGTTAGAGTATTTGAAACAAAATGTAATTCAGTTAAAGAATACATAAGAATATTAAATGAACACCCAGCATATAAAGAGTTTAGAGCATTAAGAGCAAAATTACTAAAAGAAGGTGAACTACTAGACGCAAAAGCATTAGTAAGAACTTTAGATAAATTTTCTACTACAGAAGATTATGATGAAAGAGTTATTAATATAATGAGTAAAGTAGAAAAAGTATTAAACGATATTAAAGAGGAATAATGAGAAATTTGTTTTTCATTTTAGTAGTACTATTAAGTGCTATATCTATATCAGGTATTGCTGCCGCTTATAGTATTATAGGATTAGCAACTCTATTTGCAGGTGCTAAAGTAGCAATTATTGCTATGGGTACTTCATTAGAAGTTGGTAAGTTAGTTGCCGCCAGTTGGTTGTATCATAATTGGAGAAATGCAAATCTACCACAATCAATAAAGGCATATTTAACAACGTCTGTTATTGTATTAGTATTTGTAACTAGTATGGGTATCTTTGGTTTTCTATCAAAGGCACACCTAGACCAAGTAAGACCTACAAGTGATAATGCAGTACATATAGCATTAATAGATAGACAAATTTTACAAGAAAACGTTGTTATAGATAGAGCAGAAAAGACATTAAACTTATTAGACAAAGCATTAGAGGTATATATAGATAAGGAATATGTTAGTAGAGGACTAAAAGAACGTAAGAAACAAAAAGAAGAAAGAGATTTTTTAAATAATGAAATAAGAGTTGCAATGGATAAGATTGCAAAAT